GGGTCTAATCTAATCGGCAGTATTGCTCTACCATTAGCATCAGTTGTTCTTTCATAAGAAACACCATTTACAATAAAATTAATTACCACATTTTCCCCTGTGTTAATTTCAGGATTGGAAGAAATAATTTTACCGTAAACAGAATTTCCATAATTTAATTCTAGTTTAACTCCATCTTCTCCCGCAAGGTCTGATAAACGACCCATTACTAATCTAGTGTTTTTTAAATCATCCATTGTGGTTTCTAATATTTCTTGTCTTGCAAATGTTTCAGAATGTTCATCATCAACCAAATCTGCATTTAAACCTGAACCTGCTCCATCCACTTCTTTTAATTTATTTAAAATAGTGGTGGGTGTTTCAATGTTTCCATCTTTACCATCTTTTCCTGCAGGTCCAGTATCACCTTTACTTCCTTTATCACCTTTAGGACCTGTTGGTCCTGTTGGTCCAGTACTGCCTTTTGGTCCTTTGAAATTTCCAATTAATATTTTTTTAACCATCACCAATCCCCCTCATAATCAGTTATTTTTTAAAAATGTAATTGTTTGATAACAGGAAGTTGTGGCATCTGCCCCATATCCTGTTCTCACTCTTCCATCAGAATTAATACGGAGTAATATATGTTTTCCATAACTGGAGGTTATTCCAAAATCCATAAAATCCTCATCAGTATCAGGGAGGTATTGGGAATCTGTAATTGTACACCATTGTTTCCATGTGTCTGGAAATTCACCAACAAAATGTAATCTTAAAGTTACAACATTCCCCTGTCGTGTAGCAGTAACTTTTGAATCCCCACTACCAAAAACAGTTTGTGAAACAGTAGAGGGAATATAATTATGAGTATGATTTTTCGCGGCTTTATTCTCCAAAATTGTTGTTACACTCACATTTTGGTCATATGCATAATGTATTTCATCACTGGTATGCTCATGCCCAGTATTTGATTTCCCATTCAAAGCACTATTTACTACCTTATTCTGCACAGGATTCTTTGAAGATGAAGATAAACTAGAATCAACAACTGTTTTATTAGCCCCATCATCAATATTCTCTAATTTTTTTTCATGATCGTAAACATAACAATTTACATCGGTCTGTCTATTAATTCCATATTCATACACCCACATACCATCCTCTACATCAGGGTTAATCTCGATATCACGACTTAGATGACCATGGTTAATATTTGCTTTATTTGCTAATTGAGTATTCATTTCTGTTTGTGTAACATACCCTGATAAGTCAACTGTTGTTTCAGTTGAACCAATTTTCTCAAATTTATTATTAACCCAAATATACTCATCATAAATATTACCCTCAACAGAAGCTGAAGTATTTAATTTTAAATACATTACTCCAACTTCCCCTGTAGATGGTAATGAATTTACTATTGTTGCTGTAAAACCAATTAATGAATTTATCTGAGAATTAATATTATTTACTTTCGCATCTATTTCAGTTTCAGTATAATACCTTTCATCATGATTATGTCCAACATTTGATTTTCCACCTAATTTTGAATCAATTTCTGTTTTCTTATAATAATCATTTAAATGTTTAACAGCAATATAATTGCCAACATGTACCTGATAACTATTTGCTCCATCTTCACTAGCTATATTTAAATATAAATCACCAGTAGTTTCATCATGTTCAAATATTGGAGGGTTGGTTTCATCATTACAATAACACCATAGATTTCCTTCAGCATCTCCTGCTAAAGTGAAAAAACCTGGTGGAGGTACTGTAATATTTAATAATGGGTTTGCCCATTTGTCGAACAATTCATCAATGGCTTTACTTACTGTATTGGCATCTGTCTTTAATATGTCGATGTCTAGGAAATCTTCAATGTTTCCTATTTTTGTGCCTAGGTTTGTTTCTCTTAATCTTGCACATGCATTATTTAATGCTTTTCTTTCATTTTCAGTTAGTTTAGTCATATTACACTCTCTCGTTTAACATTACCTATTTTAATCTCTTTATCACCATTTAGATAAGGATTATAACTTATTTCTGTTATTTGTGCTTTGAACACCTCTGAATCTGGGAATCTTATATATACAAAATCCCCTACATTATAATTGTGTCCTGGTGTTTCTACAAGGTCTACTTTTATGCTTTCATTTTTCTCTAACCATTTTGTGTTATCTCCTGAACCGTTTAATTTTTGCCAGCATCCAATCAGTACTTCTTCAACTGATTGTTCGCTAGTTTCAAATGGTTCTAATTTTGGATTAAAATCACATACTGTGAGATAATTGAAATCTACAAGTGTTGGTAAAGCATGAATATATAATTCTCCTCTTGGTTTTACATATGGGAATCTTGAAAATTCAAAAAGTTTTGTTGTATCACATGTTAATGATACAAAATCACATCCTTTTAGTTTGAAAGTTACGTTGCCGTACCAGTAGTTGAATTTTGATTGTTTTGTGATTACATTTACTATATTTTGTTTTGAATCACTTTCATCACCAGTATATTCTGCAGTTATTTCTTTATATTCTCCTACTTTTTCTTTGACTGTTTTTGTTGCAGTGGTTGTTGTTTCTGCTTCTCCAGGAGTTAATTTAACTTTTTTACATTTACCATGACCCCATTTGTCCCCTCCACAGTATCCGCAGTAATCTGCGTCACACCCTCCTTTTTTCATGCTGCAAGTTATTTCGCCTTCGTACACTTTTTTAGGATTGTCGGTTAATGTTCCAGTTTTGCCACAGTTTGGGCAGTAGTTTTTCCAGGTTTTTGTGTATCTTTTATATGCTGTTCCTGCACAACAGCCACATGATGGCATCATGTTTACGGTTATTGTGTTGGGATCTCCTGTTGTGACATTTTCAGTTACCTGTTTTTCTACTTCTTTTTCAACATATTTCATGAATTTTATTGACTTATTTTTGTAGTCAATAGTTATTTCGCTTTCATCCTGAATTAGATTCGGTTGTTGGAAATATATCATTGAAGTATTGGGGTTATCATCTGCTATTCCTTGATTAGTTATTTCAATTCCTAGTGTGGATGCTCCTTTTATTTTTTTAATTTTGAGAATAGGGTATGATTCGCTGATATATTTTTCAACATCTAAAATAGTGCATCCTGGGATTTGGCGTGGTGTAATGGTTGGGATTTTATTTGAAGAGGTTGTATTTTGTGTGTACATGAATGGCATGTATTCGTAGTTTTCATAATCTTTTATATAGTGAATATTTTCTTGTACAAATGTTAAAGAAACAGTGTCTATTATTTTTAGTTCATTAGAATTAAAGAAAACATCTTTTTTTGTTGTTAAATATTTTGCAAGAACATATATTAAATATTGGAAGCTTAGTCTTCCACCTGTAATTGATAAGCTGTTTGGTGCTTTTGTTTGAGTTATGCAGTACGATTTGATTATTCTTGCTAATTGTATTATTTCATCCTGTTTTATGATGCAGTCAATATGGCTGTGTGATGGTAAATCTGCACAATCTACAATTTTAAGTGAAATGTTTTCAGAGTTATTGTCTTCAGTGTTGATTATTGCTTCTGCAAGTAGAAGTATCATTTGTCCCATGCCTATTTTAACATTGTAGACTTTGTTTTTTGATGAATCTTCATATATTTCACTATGTGATATTTCAAACTTGTTTGGGAAGTATTTTTGAACATCAAGAAGTACTAATAGTTTTTCAGCACAATCAATAATGTCTTGTATGTAAAAATCATATTCAAATAATGTTGGTGGAATATTATTGTTTACGTCAAGATTGTAAAATTGTCTAAGTATTTTTGAATAATCTACTTCATCAGTATTTTCTGAAGAAATTACTGGCATTATACCTAATGCATTTTTGGTTTCATCACTACTATATGATAATTCATTAGTATTTTCTCCAATTACAACACTTTCTACAATTTTATTGTGTGTTACTCCATAATTTGCAGGTTTTAGTAATTGTATTTCTTTTATAATGTTATTATTTTTTAAAGAATAATTTGTTTTAAATACTAATCCTGATTGTTTTTCAATAGCTTTTAATAAGTTGTATTTTGTTATTGAGCCTTGAACATTGATTAATCTTTTACTATAATCAATACTGTCAATATCTGTTTTTGTAACATTGAAAAATCCTTTCAGTAATTTGTTTAGGAATAATTTGCTGATAATGATTGTATTTCCATTTACATGTGAAGCATAATTGGGATCTCGGATATAGAATGGTTTACAATTGTTTAATTCTACAATTATTTCTTCTGCATCTACATCAATAGATTTGTCTATATAATCAAAGGTGCATTCACTATTAATAACAAACAAACAATTATCAACAAAGATTTTGTTTCCTTGTTTGAATAATTGCTTGTCTCTTTTAACATTTGTAAGTTTATGTGATAGTTTTAATGTTTCATATCCTTGATATTCATCAGTAATATGTATTTCTGATAATTCAGTATCTAAAAATTGAAGAATATTTTCTTGATTATCTAAAACAACAACCATACTTTTTATCCTCCTTTTTCATAGTAAATTACATCAGTCACTTTACAATTGATACTGTTTTCAAAATTAAAATGATGATCCAATATGAAAAAACTAGAATCTACACTAATACAATTAGGATCTATCTTGAACCATTCACTAT